TTCAGGGTTTGCTTTAGCAAACTGCCGGAAGCGCTCAATCATCGGCTGTATCTTCTGCGTTATTTTCACGATATCTGGCAGGAACATATCGCCGATGCTGATACTCGCGGCGGTAAACTGGTTCTTCATCAGTTGTACGGCGTTGGCCGTTGTCGCCGCACGTGACGCGTATTCCTTTTGCATTGAACCTGCGTACTGCTGGGTCTCCGCGACTTTTTTGAAGTTGGTGCGCAGCAGGTCAAGGTTGGTAAGTAAGGGTGCTATCGCGCCAAGAGATTCCTTGCCGAATAATGCGTTCATAACAGCTGACTGCTTCGCTTTCGGGACTTTAGCAAGAGAGTCCAGCACTTTCAGCATCGCCCCCTTTGAGTCCTTCTGCATATCAGCAGCAAGCTGGCCAGGGTCAATCCTCAATAGTTTTAACGCTTTTTTCTGTGATGCCGTTGCAGACTTCCCAGATGTCAGGGAAAGCATAAAGTTTTTGATACCCGTTGCTGCTATTTCGGACTCAACACCCATACCAGCGATGGTTGCACCCATTGCTGCAATTTCACCTGATGCCAGACCAGCTACACTCCCCAGAGGCCCGATACGGGTAACGATATCTGAAATCTTCCCGGCATTTGCCGGGCCGGTATTGCCGAGGTAGTTGATTTTGTCAGCCAGGCCGACAACATCGCCCTGCGTCATTTTGAACGCGGTACGCCACTGCGCCATCATCTGCCCGGACTCTTCAGCCGTCTGGTCAAATGCCACGCCCATTTTTACGGCATCTGTAGCGAATTGCTTAAGCTCGTTACGCGCTATGCCAGCCTGCCCACCTGCCGCGACAATCTGACCGATGCCATCAGCGGTCATTGGTAGCTGAGTGGAAAGCTTCAGGATGTCCTCACCCATCTGCTTGAATTGCTGCGGCGAATCGAAATCCACGACTTTTCGCACGTCAGCCATCGTTGATTCAAACTGCATTGCCTGATTAATCGGAATAACAAAGGCAGAGGTAATTGCGGCCCCCATTGCAGCCGCGTTCATCATGATGCCTGATGCTTCCTTCTGGAAGCCTTTCAGGCTCTTACCCATCCCCTTCAATGGGCCGGAAAGCTGGTCCACTGCGGTGATGATCGCTTTAAGCTGAAAACTATCGGCCACGGTTCATCTCCTCATTAATACGTACGGCTTCCGCTTCCATTTCCAGGAAGCGGGAGATGCCGATAGTCTTTAATTCCAGTGGGTTTATTCGCCAGAAGTGGGCGGTGTTGTAGAGCCGCTTTCTGAGGTTTTCAAAGGCTCCGACCCCGTAAAAAAACCGACGATAGCCATTGAGGCCATAAACACGTCCTTCAACGAAAGCTGGCTGGCTGATGAACGCGGAATGCCTGCCAGGATCGGCAAGTATTTCAGTGAACTCCCGGTATCCAGTTTCATTTCACCACTGGCGTTATATGAAAATGGGATGCCAATGGCCTCTACTTCGTCATAAGTGGGTTCACGAAGTTCAAGCACGTTAACTTTCTCACCGTGCGCCATGATCGGTTTTGAGAGAACTACTTCTGTCATTGGTAGAATCCTTCTTGACCGTGGAACTCAACATCCACAGTGCCCTCTTCGGCGTTATGATTAAGCTCACCGTGTACCCAGGCGTCTGAGAGTACGTACACCTGCCCGTTCGCAAGCTCGGATGTGATGGTCATCGTATCTGAAGATGTCAGCTTGTCGTACGGGAAACCCTTTGGCACTTTAAACGTACCTTTGGTATACGGTGCGCGGTGAGTCTCTTTGTAGTCTGCGGAGCCATCAAGCCCCATCACATCATCCTTAAGGTTGGTGTTCATCGGCACTTCAATGCCACCTGTGAGTGACAGCTGCTGACCGTCCACTTTGACGTAACATGTACCACCAATACGGGCCATTATGCTGCCTCCTCGCTGTATTGCAGACGGAACTGATTGATCAACGCGAACACCCGCAACTGATTGACGTAATCAGGCGGGAACAGAACATCCAGACGATTCGGGTTGCTGGCGTTGCGTTCTACGATCAGGTGTTGTTTGAAAAGCTCAAAGTTTTCAACGATGCCCGCACGCTCCATGCGGCGGTAAATTGCGCACATCTCCCCTTTGATAACAGCCGGGGTAACAATGGCTTGCCCTTCACCGAAGCGAGTACCATCATTCGCCAGCTTGTGACGTGGGTATTTGCTGGTAATGACGCTTTTTAACTGACGGATGACATAGGCGCTGGTATGCAGCGTCTCACTATCCAGATAGCTGTTATCCGCCACCCCGTACTGATTCTTCTGATACGTGGTGATATCGCGCTGAATGCGCAGCACGCCACTTTCTGCATAGGCTGTAGCGATACCGTGAGACAGTAGTGATTGCTGTTCTGTGAGCGTGAAGCGGGAACCTGCTAGTGCCGGAAGTGCGCCAGTCAGCTCCCCGGTCTGTGTTGGCCGCGCCGGATCGTTACGGATAAACACCGCATTACGTGCGGTTCGCAGTGCAGCCAGTTCGTCACCCGCCGTCTGGTTATCCACTTCATAACCAGCCACAGTGATGTGCTGGTTATTCTGCGTATCCCCGAAGGCCACCAGGTCAGAAAGCGAACCTTTTTTCGCCGTATAGACATGGCCGTAAAGCTGACGCGCATAGCTCCAGCGGCCGGAGCCGTCATTCATTTCCAGCTTGAGCGCTTCGAGTGAAGCCGCATCGCTGAAAGGGGACCCGATGAAATCAAAAGGCTCGTCGCCCATTGCTGCAATCGACAGGTCTAAATTCGGTGCTCCCGTACCGCCAGCCATTGCCGTGATCGCAACGTTGATACCCTCTGGCGTGTTCTCTCCACCAACAGTGCCGTGGTAATTCAACATCAGCGGGATATCGTTGCCCGTTAAGCCTTTGTGCCGGGCTTTCAGGGTAATAACGCCCGTTTCCACCGTAGCTGTTACTGGCAGGTCAGGATTTGCGGTGATGGCAGCAGCCAGGGTTGTCGCAACAACGGCGGCATTATCGCTTGTCGATACCTGGGCCTGAACTAGGACAATGCCGACATAAAGACTGAGTGTGCCTGCTGCCTGCGCAGTTCCGCTAAGTGTCAGCGTTCCGGTAGCGGCCGCGCCTGTAGTTTCGTTGACTGCAATCACCCACAGCTCACCGAAAGGATCAACTTTACGATACTGTGCAACCATTCGCGCCAGTTGGCTTCCGCGCCCTGCCAGTTTTCCGGCCAGTGACGCTGACGGCATGATAGTGAGTTTGTTCTTTACGATTTCACTGTCGGTATTCGCGCAACCAATCAGCAAAGCGGGACCGCTATCCTGCGTTGTATTGGCCTCGCTGTTATCCATCTCTGCCCAGAATAGCGGCACACGGATATCAGAAGGGATGGAGGGGAAATTCATTACTCACCGCCTTTTTTATTTGCAGCGACAACCGCCTTTTCAGCAGAAGATGCGCTTACTTCGGTAACATCCCCTGCCGCCAGGCGACGGAGCCAGTAACTGTTTTTGTCGACATTTCGCCCTTCTTTAGGCAAAAGGTCGCCACGAGCGGGATCGGGAACCGACCGCCCTTCTACGGGTTTGATTTGCATGGTTTACTCGCTGGGGTTGATTTCTGTGTGGTGTTCTATGATGCCGTCTGGCCCGTTGCCGGGGTCGATATAGTCGATGTTGATACCCATCTCACGGAAGTCATCAAGACTGCCTAACTCTTCCTGTTGCCGTGTATCTTCGGCATTAATTTCCCTGTCGCAGGTGAAGTCAAACTGGTAATAAAGGCGACCGCGATCCATATCCAGCAACTGCCCGCCAGCGTAAACGATGATGTCGCTATCTTCGTCTGGCCGCATACCGAGCAGGCCTTTCCATAATTCGGCGCGGACTATATCAACCACGTCATAACTGGCTGCCTGGCCGCGTTCATCACGGGTGTTATCCAACACGACGACAACAGAGAAACCCTCTTTTATCACCTGCCAGTAATCGGTCTGGGTTTTTTGCTCTCCTGCGATATCTTCAACAGGAATAACGTAAGCAGCAGGTAACAACATTTTCCCAGTTTCAGGCAGGTTTTTGAATTCTGCCGCTCCACTGACGTTTCTGGCAAAAAAGGGACATCGCCCCCGGATTGCCCCAATGATCGGTGACAGTTTCATTTACTTTTTCTTCCTCTGGGGCCGGAGGGACTTTCTCAACTCACGACTAAGAATGTAACGCGTCCACGACTTCCTGTTCTCCAGAACCTGCGTCATGAAGTTATTACGCGGAGCAACTTTCCAGCCAGAGCCGCCAGACTTGCCTTTATGATGGCTTTTTTTCCTTTTCGCTCCCCGGCGAACACCGTAGAAGAGGAAAGCCGGATAGAAGTCACCTTCAATAAGTCGGTTACCCTCCCCGCGCTTCTGGTTTGGCGCAATTCTGACCATCAAGCCAGGGCGGCGACTAGATGCACGCGGGACGTAATAACCAATCGATCGAGCCAGCTGCCCGGTCCGGTATCCTGGATTATCACCGGGATTTGACCGCGCACGGTTCATCACGAGTCGTCTGGCGTCTCGCATGTGCACCTGGCCGATTTTAATGAACGCTTTACGCATCCGTGCGCGGTTGAAAACGAGCTCGTCAGGTTGCTTGAACTCGACGTGAAGTAGTGGTTTAGCCATATGAAGGACCTCCCCGCTGCACAGCCCCCAGCTCTTCGCACTCCATCAACAAAAAACGCCTTGCGGAGTTGAGATCGCGGGAGCGTTTAATCCTGTAAATCTGCCCGCTCATAACAATCTCAAAATCAGACGTTATGCCTGGGCGATAGCGGATCGTGATGTAGTGAGTAATGATGTCATCTGACTGTATTGATGACTGATACGTCCCCGCTCCAACCTGCCGGACTTTCGCCCACACTTTTCTTACGTTGTGGTATTCAGGTTCAACACCAAAATCCGAGGTTGGCACATCGAGGCGTTGACGTAATTCCACTCGCTTATCCAGTTCACCAGGATCGGGGAAACTGAATGTCGCGCTGGTCTGGGATAGTCGTTCTCTCATAGCGGGATAAACCTGTAAGGCCTGACAATCCACTCATATGCCATCGGTGTTGCTGTCTGTTCAAAATCAGAAACAGATGACCGGTGCTCATAAAAGTGAGAAACCAGCATCAGCATGGCGAGACGAAGATCAGCAGTTGCAACCATACCCACATCATCCCCATCTGGCCTTTCGGACTCACTGGCGTAAATTGGCCTATTCAGCAAAGTTGCGGTTCTTGATTCCGCAGCCATGCCGATAGCCTCAAGCAATGAATCCTCAATGGTGTCATCTTCCTCCAGCCTGAGTTGCTGCTTTATTGCGGCTATTGTCAGAATCATGATTCCACCCATTAAAAAACGCGCCGAGGCGCGTTATTTTTTGACTTTTTTAACTTCCGTTTCAGTTACAACAACAGGGTCAGTAACGACTGGAGAGTCAGTGACTACGACAGGATCAGTAACAACTGGAGAGTCAGTGGCTACAATTGTTCCCAGTGGTGGCTGAATGTCGCTGGATTCTGAATCTTCCAAAAAACCCAGCTCCAGGGCAATGGCTACGGCACGAGGCGGCAGGATTCCTACCTGATACTCACCTGGCGAAATGGTTTCTACAGCGCAGCCATCTGGTGACCACTTAAGTTCTTTAAGTAATTTGATCATGAGTGACCTCAAAGAATGGGGCCGAAGCCCCGGATGTTAAGCAGCCGTGCCGATTTGAAGCAATTTAATTGCCTGGGAATCAGCCAGCATGCCGCCAGTGCGTTTGGTGGTGTAGAAGCCAACGTATGGCTTATTGGTATACGGGTCACGCAGGATGCGAGTACCGATGCGATCAACGATGGTGTAGCCGCGTTTGAAGTTACCGAATGCAATAGCTTTTGCATCGGCTGCCACATCTGGCATCTGCTCGTTCTCAGCAATGCCATAACCACCGAGCGTAGATGGCTGTTCCAGTTCCAGACCTGGACGCCAGAGATAATTACCCTCGCTGTCTTTCAGAATGCGCACCTGGAACAGGGAGTTGTTGTTCATCATAAACTTCGCGCCAGTACGGTGTACCTTGCGCAGGGTGTAGATCAGCTTGATGATAGCATCAGCGGTTACGCCACCAGTTGCACCAGACAGGATATGCTGAAGCGTACCGAAAGCACGGGCCTTATCATCAGTCACGGCAGACGGGTAAGCTAGGAAACCCTTCGGTTTCAACGTACCATCGCCCGTTGTGAATGCAATTTCTTCTTTCTCTGCAAACTCCAGTGAAAGCTCGCTATTGATCCACGCCTCAACATTGAAAAATGCATCATCGAGCATGGTTTGTGTCGCCTGTGGG